ATGGAAAAATGGTCAACGCCTTAAGAGCACAAAATGCTAATTCCATGTCAGTAACTAAAAATAAAACCCGCCGTAGCGGGATTGAAAAATTGGACATGAGTGTTTAATATTATTTTAACAACTCCCTAAGACTTTCCCTTATATTCAATAGTATATTATATTTTTCTTTTGCCATCTCTTCAGAAATCTCCTTCTTTATCATAAGTTGGAACAACTCATCAGTTTTATCATCAAGTTTTTTAAATAGGCTTCTCAAAGTATTTTGCTGTATTCTTTTTTGTCTTGAAAACACGCGAGCTTGACGATTCAAATCAAATATTTTCATCATATATAGCGCAGGGTCTTTCAATGGTTTTAATACACCATCTAAACTCACTGTGAAATAATCAGAGAGGTTTTCTGTAAATGGATCTACAAATCCAACCTTGCCATTATAGCTTGGCGCTTTAACAAGCAGTTTATCACAAGGCCAGTGATTAGATTTTAATATATTACACTTAGGACAACTGATAACCAGATTGGTAGGATCATTAATTATTGCTTTGAAATAATCCTGAGGTCTAAAATGGTCTAAATGCATTCCCTCATATGCATGTTCTTCAAGTAATAGATCACAGTAAACACAACGATTTTGACAATCACTTAAAATCTCGTCTTTGTAGTGTGAATATCTATAATACTCACCATTTTTTTTCTTTAAATAATTTTGTCTCCTAACTAATTTTGGATAAAACATATTATAATTCCTTAAATAGCTTTTCTATATGAGAAATCTTACTATCATTTTCTTTTATTTTTTCAGATAACTCTTCAACAAATTCCGCTTCCTGTAGATTTACACTTTTAGTTCTCAAATAATTTAGCATTCTAAACTCCTCCGCCTCTTGTTCGTCGAGTTCTTCTGTCATTGATTTCAACAATAATTCGTCTAATCTTTGAGCCCTCTGTGTTTTGATATCAGAAAAGATATCTTGGTGTCTCCTAATTTTGGCAGATAGTGAATTCCTTTTTTCTCGATCAGACAAACACTCCTTTGCAATAATATATTCAACATCAGCCGGACCATATAAACTATCAAACTCATCATTATATGCAGTAAATATATAAATAGGTATTTTAGAATTAATTACTCTTAATTGCTCCGCAAGATTTCGACCAAGATATTTTGCTTTCCCAAGTTGATTCATTTTCTCATCAAGAATAAATGCCACAACATCATTATATTGTTGTAAGCTTTTCATCATATCTTCTATTTCGAATTCAGGCTCTATAGCTATCAAATCAAAATCATTACCAAATAACTTTTGCAATGGTTCTAGATACGTTTCTCTCGCCTCAAAATCATCATCTATATAAATTACAGTTTTCATTTTTACCTCTTCTAACCTTGAATATCAATATACAGGCACCGTAATGACAAACTCAGCGCCACCGAGTTCACCTTTAGGTATCACTTGCAAATCACCTTTATGGTTATCAATAACAAAATTTTTGACAATCGACAAACCCATACCGGTACCTGCCTGATCTCCTTTCTCATCAGTTTTTGTACTAAATCCAGTGTCAAACACTCTGTTTTCAGTACCAGTCTCGATTCCGCGACCACTGTCTAAAAAACGCATTTCGACTCTATTTACTTCACGATCTAAAGATAACTTAATTTTAATTTCCCTATCACCCTCTTTAGTTGATTCAAGAGCCCAAAGAGAGTTTGTTAGGAAGTTTATTATTATACTTTCCCAATGTATTCTGTAACCTCGTATAGGATAGGTTATATTAGCATCCCATTCTTTAGTAACCACCACATTACTTTTAACCAAAGACTGATTAAATATTTTAATTACATCATTAATTACATTGTTAAGTTGGATTTTATTCATATTTCTTTTATCAGGCCTGACATTACTCAAAGCAAACCCAGCAAAATCAGAAATATACTTTATGCTATTTTCAAGTAAATCGATTCTTTTCAATGCATTGGCAGCATTAAAATTATCAATATCGTCCTCAAGCATTTCTCTTAACGTTAAAATATTAGTTGCCGACATGCTTGTATGCTGTTTAGTCTCATGTCCTAAACAGACGGTTAAGATACCTAACGAGGCTAAATTTGCCATAGTATCTTTTAATTGTTCGACCTGTACTAATAATTGATCAACTTTTTCAGTTTCCAATTTTTGTTGTTCAACAACTTTCAACATGTTTTTTGCGATGTGTTTTAAGTCACTTTTTTTAGTGCTTTTATTTTTTATGTTAACATTAAGTCTCTTCTGTATTTCTAAAATTACATCACTAGTTTTATTATTTTTTTCTTTGAGCTCATCAATAACTATCTTTTTTTCGGGCGCACTTTCTTTTCTAGCCTGAAGTACTGCTAAACTCTCAAATTTTTCTATCACTTTTAAAATGAACGTTCTCAGATCATAGAAAGAATCATTTTCAACAATTCCTTCCCGGTTAGCTTGATCGTTTAGAGTGCTATTTTTATCACGATTAATAAATACTGCACCAACTACCTGGTTGGGTCCTACTTTCCAATTCCCTTGTTTCATACCTTCTGGATTTCTTACTTTTCTTAAACCCAGGTCTAACCAATCACCTTTCCCTGAGGGTTCGCCATATGGTCTAACTCTAACATTATCTCTATATATTCGATTGCCTTGTTTAGCGTCAAGGAATGATCTTATTTGTTTGATTTTAAGATCTATATCCGAAACAGATTCTCGAGGTATATAGTAAAATTTAAAATCTAAAGGACCACAAGTGGGCAATGTATTTCTATTATTAATACATTCGACCCATGGCAGCGTAAATGAATCGATCAATTCACTTTTATATCGATACACTGCACTAACGCTGCCATCATCATTTATACTTGCTTCTGCAGACCATCTCGAATAATCTAAAATTTCCGATGAATTTAGATCTTGAGTTTCATTGGTATCACTTGCCATTTCAATTTTAAATTCATCATTAGCAAAAAATGGAGACACTAAAAGTCGTAATTCTTTAGCTAAATCTTTATATAAATACCCTCCCCAATCATCTTTCAAACCAAGTAAAATCATTCTAGTACCGTGCCCTCCAGGTAAGATTTGACCGTACTTGTCTGCATTTGGATAATCTAATGTAAAAACATTGTGCTTAATATCAAAAAAACTTTTATCTCTTACTTCATATTTTTTCCAGTCGATATCCAACTGTAATAATTGTTCAGAATCAGCTGTTTTAGTTTGTAAAATCAATCTCCTGCATAAACGATCAATACCTAACCTTCCGAGCCCTTTAGCGCCTGTTAAGACTCGCCCATTAGAAGATTTTTTATTATAAACCTTATTATCGGTGCCAATCTTCAACCAAGATGATATCAATGTTTCAGGATTCATTCCATTTCCGTCATCCTCTATCATCATGACGGATATTGGTTTATCTAATTTGAAAATTTTTATATTTACTTTAGATGCATCTGCATCATATGAGTTCTTTACCAATTCAGTAATTGCTGTTGTGGAATTCGCAATACTTTCTCGGCCAAGTTGCAATGGAACTCTCGGTGACAAATCAAAGGCATAACTATTTAAGAGTTTCTTCATCATATTCCTCTAATTTAAATGGAATTTCCTTAACAACCTTTACCGTAAGATGTCTACATCTAATGACATCATTAAGGAAAAAATTAACTTCGTCTGATTTCAAGTGGTCTAGTAATTTTTTGTATTTATTTATATTGTCATCATTAGCTTTTACAACGATAAGATGATTTTCAACAAAAACAGGTTTTGAACCATAAATTAAATGCGCCCCGGCCCTATTTTTATCTTTCGGTGAAGAGGTGCGTTTAATGGTAATGAAAGGTGGCAAAATAGGTATACTTCTATGTCTCCTGATTGAAACTATATCACTGCTATCAATTTCATCCCAAGAATTTAATAATCCAGGGTATATATAGGCATGGGGTTCACCCACTTGCGGATCCCTATATGGAACAACTTTTCCAATTGAAACAGAGAAATAATCAGATAATTGCTGGTATTTTTTCTTTTCTGAAACCCAATTTAAGCCTAAATTAATATCATTAATAAAACCATTTAAAATAAACACATCAACATCAGTCTTTTTATCAAATCTCCCTTTTAATTTTATTTCACCAGATACTAACTGATCGATCGCACAACGCCACTTTTCATAGCGTGTACCACTTCTTAGAACATCAGGAAGTATAGCAACAATATGCATACCTTTTTTAGCATCAGTTATATACTTATCAACAAACACTGCTGCAAGGTTTACTTTACCGCCACTCCAATATTTATACTCATTCAAAAGAGATTGATTATAAGGAGGATTAATAAGAATATGCGTAAAAGCATCCAGCGAAACATCATCATCCAAACCATTTTTACATTTTATATTGGTGAGGATTTTCATATTTTCTTGAAGATTTTTTTCATCAATATGAACACCACGATTTAATGCCTGAAATATTATCCTTATTTTCGCGGCATCGACAAAATCTTCAATCAAATCAAATCCATGGAGCAGCACATTCCATTTCGCAAGAGTTTCTGTAAGTGTTTTGCAAACTGGCAAAAACTTTGTGAGTGCAACTAACAAATTTCCAGCACCACAGCATGGGTCAATGACTTTTGAATGCTCATTCAAAGTACTTGCTATAATCTTCGCACATTCTGCTGACAGTTCTTCTCCTGTAAAGAAAATCCCCAAATCTCTTAAGGAGTTAATACTTTCATTCAACCGCAAATACTCATGCGGATCATTTTCTTTAAAAAATTTTTCAAAATGGTCTGTATTTGCTTCATTAATATATGATGAATATAAGTTTCTTAGTTGTTCATTGTATTTAATAAAACTATTCATCAATAATTGCCTGCGTTACCATGTGATAGAGCTGAAAGATCTTAGGATCTTACCAAGTACGGTCCTTATCAACAAGTAAAATACAATCATAAAATCGCAAAAAAATCAATAAATTAGAATGCGAGTGTTTATGCTCTTCTTTTGAATGTCCTCACTCATTTTTTGCGATTGACATAATGCTACCGGCTTGACGATGTTGGCAGGTAGGAAAAAATGGCTTCCTGAATATCGAGGAAATGCTGAAATGCAGGGCTACCAAGCAAGCTGTAATTCATCCCTGACACTGCCTTTGGCACCATCCCAAGCCCTAACAAGTTAAAGTCGATTATTCCGCTGGTCGCGGTACATGCCGCAGCGACCTTGACGAACCAGGCCGCCCTGTTCTACAGCGATGCGCAGATATTTCTCTGCAGTGCTGCGGTAAGGTCGAACATCGCAACGACTCTTTCGTCGTGATACTCCCCTGCTCTTTCACCATCTCGATAATCCGGTTGATGATCAGGGTGCGTTCTTTGTCGGTTTTCTTTCTGGCCATCGGTTATTCCCTCCCTATCAGCTGCTGCACGAGATTTCTGTGGCGACCAATAACACGAACCGCATCACGCAGTTTGGTCAGTTGCTCCAGCTTGTTTCTGGTGCGGCGGATTTCGCGAGAAATGTCCCGCACCGCTGGTACCGCTTCGACTGCGGCGCGCCCTTCAGTGAACGACGGGATTTCACTCACGATCTCTTGGACCGGTTTTACTTCTTCAGGCGCGGCTGGTGCCTCCGGTATCGGTTCTTGCTTAACGGGTTCTGTCGAGGACGCCGGCAGCGACCAGGTTACGCCTTTACCCTGCCCGTTCTTCACCACAACGCCCTGGCGTTCCAGCGCGCGAAGTACAGAGACCATCCCGCGGGCATTGCGATTGACGGCCGCGGCCAGCGATACGGTGGTCATTGCCACGTTATCGCGCAGCTGCTGGCGGATGACATCGGGATCAACTTCCTCCGGCTCCTCACCTTTCAGGCGCGAGGTAAGACTCACTTGAGCTTTTGGCGTTGATTGTTGCGGCTATTTTGTCACGGTACCGATGAACCAGCCACCATCGCCAAAATCACATAACCCTTGGTCACGCTGCTCACGTAACATGGTGAGCGCATCAACCGGGTCGATTTCAAGACGGGCAGCCACTTCGCGGTACGTCGCCCGCCCCATTTTTTCCAGTGCTTGAATTATGGTTTCCATGGGAACTCCTATTAAATAAATCCAGCGCTTTTGCGTTGTTCGTATTGAGCCTTCAGCATTTCTGCTGGCGTAGGTCCGCTTGCTTTTGACGGTGCCGCAATCGCCCGACGCACAGGCGGAATCGGCTTCCCGGACAGCACCCGCTTCTCCCACATATCCAAAATATCTGCCGCCTCACGCTCAAGTTCTTTAATGCTCAATTGGCCATCGGTTCCACGGCGCCGCAGCTCGAGGCAAATGTGGTAGTAAACCGGTTTAGGCCATGGATACTGCTCGCTGCTAGGGTATCGGAACACCAGTTTGCGCCACTTCCAGTACTCAGCCATCACGTCAGCGGTGGTGATCCCCAGCACGCATCGCCCTTCCCTGCACCACTTGATGAACTGGCCAGGCGAAGGCAGGAACGGGCGATCCTGGCGACGCACCATGCGCATGCCGGCTTCAACCTGCTCCAGAGTGGTGATCCCGTTTTCTTTGAAGGCCAGCACCCACTGACGGCGGATCTCGTTCACGTCTTCCTGGCTGCGATTAACCAGGCTTGCCGGGAACGCGGCCGCCAGTTGTACGAACAGCCCGTTGATAATCTGCGCCACCTGCTGCGTTTGTTCGCGCTCGGTGTACTGCTCAGACAGGTTATGCGCCACGCGGCGAGCCTGTTCCTGGTCAAAATCGCGAATGCTCTCGGCTAGGTTTTTCATTCCAGCACCCCTTCAATCCAGTCGGTGTTGTGCAGGTCGATGCCGCACCGGGAAGGTTTTGCCGTTCCGGTTGCGCGCAGCCGTTTGGTGGTGAGCTGATCCCACTGCTTGCGCAGACTCGAAGGGCTCAGGATATTGTCTTTCCAGAACTCGTCCCGATTAGCCCACTGGAACAAGTCACAGATTTCGTAGTGAGTACGCTTGTCTTGGACACGCATCAGCCTGATGGTGTTTGCCCATTCAGCCCAGTTTGGCTCGGATAGCGATGCGTTGACAGTGAGAAGCCTGTCGTAAAGCCAGCGTGCGGCCTTGAGGTCGTCAGCGGATCCCCATGATTTACCTGCCGGGGTGTATATCCCGTCTGCAGCTTCAGGATGGCGAGAGAGAAACTTTTGAGTTTTCTGGTTTCGGGATTCGTCAGAATTCCGAGACGAGGATATTTTATTATTGTTCTTGTTATAGTCTTGGGTGTCTACCGTTTCCGGGAAGGTTTTTCCCGTTTTCGGTAACACTTTTCCCGATTTCGGGAAG